CTCGCTACTCCAACAACATGGTCATCCCCAAGAGACAAAATTGCTACCTTCTCAAAAAACTCCGTCACGTCGTACACAGTACCATAAGAGTACATAATGTACAAAACACAACAAAAGCAATTGAAGATGGTTGTCAGCTGATGTCCAGATACCTCTCCACCACAAAGGGTGATGAGCATTCCGAACCAGTTAACTGTGGGATTAACGAGGTCAGCCTCGATACAATCCATCACTAGCAACTCCGTCTCCGTGAAGTTTCCTGATTTGACACAGATCTGCTTGATGATCCAAAATGCCCAGCGCATAAATGCAACTGGAAACTTCTTGTCAAACCCAGCAAAATCACCTGCGATCATCGTTTCGTCGCCATGCTGTGTGAGGTGGTTAAAAACCTCCTCCCACTGCTTTGAGTGCACGTTCACACCTACAACACAGTGGAACACCTTCCAGTTCCGCTGCACTACACGCGTAAACCCAAGGAACATCATGCGCACCACGCACAGGAAGTCCACTGGACATGAGAAGAAGACACGAGTCTTTTCAGCTTCGTACTTCTTGAGGGTCACAACTTCGTCCTTAAGGTTGGAGTTGAATACAGGATGACAGCGCAACCCTCTCTCATATTTGTCAAGCATGAGCTCGATTTTATCCAGAATCTCTTGAGTAAACGTTACCCCATCTTGCCATGGCTCCTCTTCCAGAGGAACAAGATATTTCCGCTTCGTTGTCAGGTACGGATAACCCATGCTCGTCGACCTCTTGATCCCATCCACATACGCCATTCCTGGCATACCGTTTATGGCAACCTTCAAGGGATAGGCATGGATTAGCTGCAATTCCTCTTGTGGTAAACACTCGAGTATATTTGCTAGCATTACCTCCGCAGCCCTACACACGAGAACCTCATTCAACCCACTAGCTGGGATCAAGAACTCTCGAAGAGCTTTCTGTTGTGGTCTCCAGGAGTGCATAAGCGGTGGTGAGAATTGTACAGTAAAGTCCAATCCTTGCATACAACCTACTTCCTCCAGCTGTTTGGATATCTCCGTCGGTTCTACCCGGCTCTTTGGGCGCACACGTGCCATCTCTAGCTCCCCATGGTACATCAACACACCTTTTTCATGGTAGTTGTAGTAACTCACGGCGCTTTGGACGACAGCATGCGCAACTGGCACTTCAGTGGGCTCTACCTGTTCTCCACAACCCCACTCATCAATGTCTTCGGCGTAAACTGCAGTCGCCATCGAACAATTGAGACCGTGGTCATAGATACTATGGAATCCCACCATCACTGGACCGTGTCCTGTTTCCAGAAACAACGGAGCGCCACACTCACCACTCTCTGTGGGTCTTTCAGGCGTCCCAGCGAAAACGTGACAGGCGATTTGCTCACCATTAAAGGTTTGCTTAAACCACCTTTTCCGGACATTGGCAACCCTCAACTTAGAGAGTGAGCCATCCTCGTTCCGCAACAGATAAAATCCATTGTACGCTCCATTGAACGAGCGTTTAACGAGATTATTCCGAATTTTCCCGGCGAAAGTCGAGGGCATCCCTTTTGTCTTGACGAAAGCCACATCCCGATCAGGCACTACAAGCACCTGGTAGGGATCAACAAACATCGTAACATGGGGTCCCAACTCACACACAGCTCCCTGGTAAACAGTAAGCTCAAAACGCACACGCGGAATTGCGTGGGCATTCATGAGCACACCATCACCTAAAACCATGGCGCGACTGACATTCCGCAAAATTTTGCCACGTTCAGTCCACACTGCCACAAAAGTGACGCACGAACGCTGCATGCTTTTACCGAGAGCCTCGAGATTGGTTGCCCTGTGCGGATGAAAGTCCACACTAGTCACCTCTCTCTCACTCTGGTTCCAGAC